ATTTTTAATCGTGCATATTTTTAACTGTCCACTAGTAGCAGCATTTTCTCTTACTGATGCTACGTTATTTCCACATGAATCAGTTGATGTTTCTGTATCCCAATTTTTTGGTACAGGAATGAAGTTAATGGTGTCAAACTTAACAATATCACTTGGTGCTATTGTATATAAGTATTTCCAAACATATCCATCACCACTAGTGCCTGCAGATCTTGGTTCTAAGTCTGTAAAAGTTGGTTCATCTAGAGATGGTCTTCCATTTGGGTTTTCTGGGTCTGTTCCATTCTGAAGGCAAATATAAACTCTAAAATCTTTATTAACAACGTAATAGTTTGCTGAATAAATGCTCAATGCTTGAGATGGTTTTGAAGGATTATCTCTAGTAATATCATGGCGGTACATGTCATAGGTAGTACCAGAGGTCCAGGTAATCTTTCTTACAACTTGCCTTACATCATCTGGAACAATCTTTTTCAATGCAATCATTGTATCCCAGTAGGATCCTTCCTGATCAAAATTATCTTTAGGAGCTGGAGGAGTTGTATCCCAACTAGATGAAATTCTAGTTGCATCTGGTAAACCTACAAAAGAATAATATGAGTTTTTATCAGAAGTTGCTAAAGAAACAAAGTTCTTTGCGTTCAAAATTCTCAGTTGATCAGTTATGATAGCTGCCATTTTACGGGTTTTTTACTTATTTATCAAAGATAATTGATTGTCCTTAATGGATTCTTTCTTCTTACCAATGGTGAAGTGGAAAGTCCAACATATCCAGCAGTAGAATATCCTACAAAGTTTCTAGTAGACGATCTAGATGGTATAGAAATCTTACCCCAACTGTAGTCGCCATAGAATCTACCTTTGTAACTTCCAGGATGATACTGACTTTGTAATCCATTATAATCTTGAACTCTAACTGTTATTCTTGAAGGGACACTATCACCAACAATAGCTCTTCCTGTTGCTTCAACGATGAGTGAGGTTCTTGAAATATCATCGATTGTTAAAGTTACTCCACTCAAAATTCTAGCTATTGAAGAAGATCCAATTTCTACAGGACTATCAATAGTCTCTGTGATAGAGAATGTATATGGACTGCCTGTGATTAAAGTTCCATCTGGATCATTTGGTCCAACAACAACAGGACCATCAAATATTTCAGGATCTATAGTAACATAACGAGTTTGTTCGATTAAAGTTCCTGCTAAAGTTGATCCATAGGAAACATTAGCAACTTGGTAAACACCATCAAAGAAAGTTGATGCATAACTGATTACAGAACCGTCAGCATAGCGAAGAGAAGTCACTCCAAATCCAAGGTTGGAACTATTGATAGTAAAGTAGTCTCCTACTTCTATTCTAGTTTCTGTTATTGCAGTACCAACATAGGTTTGATCACGTAAGAAAGAGTTATCTGGAATATCGAGATTTAATACTAAACCTTTGACTCCAGTTGTTACTAAACCAACTATTGTAGTAGTTGCAATACCAACAATAACTCCAAAATCACCATTATACTGTTTTGCTACAACTTCTTCTTTATGAGAATCTGGTTGAGATATCATAACGAAAGGAACACTTGTAAATGTGTATCCGTAACCAGGATTTGTTATAGTAAAACTAGTAACGATACCATTAGTCACATTAGCAACAGCGGTTGCTCTACCAGTTGTCCCAATTCCAGTAGGAAGTGAAATAGTAACATCAGGTATTGAGCGATATCCAGAACCACCTGCAGTGGTTGTTGCTACACCAGTAACAGGATCAGTTAATACAATAGATGAAATCGTTCCTGCTGCAGAAACAACTGCAGTCGCCGCGGCCGCGCAGATAGAATCCTGAGAGATGATTTCAATCGTATTTAAAGTTCTCCCACTTACATTTTCTCTGGTATTATCAAAGAATCCTCTTACACTTTCAACATATATTGAAGTATCGCCAACACTAACATTTTGAATGATTGAAGATGCAGGGTTTAGCAGTGCTTTATAGATCTCTCTATCTTTAGCGACTGGTTGACCATTTATTATCTTGTCTTCAGTTTGTCTGCACCATTGAAGTGCTCTCTCATAAGACAAGTTAGTTGTAATACCAGGTCCAGGATAAACATTAGTTTGTAATGTGTCTGTAGCAAGAATTTCAGTGACAAGTCTATCATCTTCTGCAAAAACAGGATTATCATCATAAAGTTCAACAGTATCTCCAGGTTTAATGGTTTCAAGAATATCAACCAGTTGAACATCAATATCCTTTGATCCTCTGTAAAATACTATTTTAACAGTATCTCCAGACCAAGGAGCATCAGCATCATATCCTTTAGGAGCTTCTGTAAATCTTATAACAGATCCACCATTAAATACATATCCATCACCAGGAACCTGAAGAATATCATTAATAAAAACTAATAAACATGCTTGAACATCAATCTGAGATCCTTTTTTAGCACGAATCGAGGTTCTTACACCATTAACAGTGATTGGGAACTCAGTTCTGTATCCATCAAAATATCTACTAATATCATCAAGTGGTAAGAAGTTTCCAAGTGCCCATCCATTAAACTCATCTTTATAAGTTTTTTCAACAGTCAAAGTAAACTCAATGTGACCAATTCCACTATTACGAGGAATGCTTCCGATTCCCGATCTTGGGATTGTTAATACATCACCTTGCCTATACCCAAATCCATAGTTTACAATGTTGTAATCAATAACTGTAGATCCTGCACCAACAACAAGATTAACTACAAGACCAGTTCCAACTCCAGTATTATTTGGATAATCTTTAGAGTACACTAAAGGAATACTATCATATCCTGCTGGAGAATCTATAGAAATAATAGGAGGATTTGTTGAGGTATATGCAGTTCCAGGAGAATCAATTCTATAACCTACAATGTGTCCATCAAATGCTGTTGCAATACCAATCGTAGAAGATGTTCCAGTTACAGGATTGTATGCAGAAATAATGATTTCTTTTTGAACTAATTCTCTATAACCAGCTCCTGTATTTCCTATTGAAATTGCGGTTATAGATCCAGAAGAGTTAACAATAGCAGTTCCACCTGCAGTTACAAGTGGTTGATAACCACGACTTTGTGATGATCCAACACTAACAATCATTCCACCTCTAGGAATATTATTAGTATTGTTGTCATATTTAACTCCAAGATCTGTTTCTTGGAAAATTGCAGTAGTTATTCCAGAACCTTCTACTAACTCATAGTCCCCTTCAATACGAACTGTTCCATTTGCTCTTCTAGGACCTTGATAGATATCTCTTATCAGAATGATTGCATTATCCTCTGCAACATTTGTAACATCGGCGCGATTTGATTTTAATCTAAATGATGTAGTAATACCATTAAAATCTTCAGAAATATCATCAAAAATAGTGTTATAAGTGTATGGTTCTATATCACTACCAGGTTCAGAATTTCTAGTGAATATGCGTCCACTAAATGTACTATGAGTAGTTAAACCCGTCCAATCAACTTCATCTGGACCAGAAGTTGTTGTGCTTATTGGATATGCTCCATATGGTGCAGAAACAAAGTTTATTTGGTTATCTGCAATATTGTAGTTACCTGATAGTTTGGTTACAGTTGCGCCAGAGAAGTGAGTCGAAAGACCCGTTCCCATCCAAGGTCTATTAACAATAAGAACATTAGTTGTTCCAACTCCAACAGTTGCAACTCTCATGATCTCATCATCAATCTTCAGAATATCCCCTGCAAAAATAGAAGTTATACCAGAGAGAGTGATTCTATCAGTGGTTGGTTGTACTGTAGTGACAAGTCCAACAGTCACCGCAGTTCCAGCAACTGGTGATTGAATCATGTTGTCAATAGTGATTAATCCTTTAGTATTCTGTTTTCTCGCATCAAATCTATGAATAGATCCAATACCAACAGAAGTAATATCAAGAACAGATGGTGGTACTGCTAGTGCTTCAGATGCACTAGCAGCAACTTGAATATTAATCTCATCAACTTTAACAATGTAAACAGTTGATGGCATCTTATCCGTTAATCCAATACCAGATATTGTAGTAGTGGCAATACCAATAGGTTGAGGTAAAACGTATCTATCTGCTGCTACGTAATCAACTGCTTCGCCAGTTACAAAGAAGTTTTGTGGAATCCTGATTGTATTGTCGGTAATGCTAACAATACCTACAGCAGTTGGATCAAAAACTCTCTTAAAGATTGGAAGAGACTTATGAGTTAGTTCAAATTGCCTCTTAACATCAGTTTCCGTACCAAAGTAAACACCAGCACCAGTTTCTACTGTGCCATTACGCATATCAACTTTAGTTACCCCGTTCAAAGGATCAACCAAACGCATTGCATTTTGGAAGATTCTAACTTCCATGTGTGCATCTGGATTTGGTTCAAATGTTACTTGAACTTGATTACCACTTCTTCTAACTCCAAACTCACCAAGAGTAACAACTGTGAATATTTCACCAAACTCAGTTATATTGTTGAATTCTTCATTATTTGCAACCATTAACTCAGAAACTTGCTGCCATCCATTTGTTAAGTCTTCAACTACTGCAATGTAGTATCCGCCATTATAAATGGTGGCATCATAAGTTGCTACAGTAGTTGCAACTGGAGAACTTGAAGATGCAATAGATGTGTAGTGAGAATCAATAATAGCAGCGTTTAATGAAGTAGTTCCAACTCCAGTTGCTGAAGTATTTGCAATAGAAACTCTTAATACATCTACTGTAGCAGCAACACCAGCAAAAGGATGGAAGTTTACTACAATGTCAGTAGTAGAAATACCAGAATTTGTAAACCCAATATGAGTTATTCCATAGTTATCAGATGTACCGCCACTTGATGTTGGTTGTTCAATCTGGAAAATAGTAGATGATGTTCTAGCTATTGTTGGAATACCTACAGAATACTCTCTTATTGGTGCAGCAATATCTGAGTTTGATATTAAAGTTCCCAATCCGACAAAAGTTGACCCACCATCAATACTATAGTTAACCTTTAATGTTTGATTCTGTCCAAAGATATTCAGAGGTTTTTCTCCACCATTATTGTCATCACCAGCTAAACCAGTAAGTACAAAAGTATCAACAAGTTGGAGATCAAGAGGATTTGTGACTGCAACTCTACGATTTGAAACACCAATACCAGTTCCAGTAAAGACAATATGAGATCCGATTGCAAATCCACCATCAGTACCTATACCTGTTCCATTTAAAGCAGTAGATACACCACTAAAGGATGCAAAAACTGATGTGGTAACTCCAACCAAATATGATTGAGTATTTGCAGCTCCACAAACAACACTATATGTTCCTAAACCTACACTGCTTGCGTCATCACGAGAGTGTGAAGTTAACTGTGCATATTCAACTGCCTCAACTTCTCCACAAGTTCCTATTCCATCATGAATAAGAGTAAACTCGTCAAACTCATATCTTTGATCACTAGTTTGAATATCAATCAGCAGTTTTGATGCTCTGTATGTATCAGCAATAACGACAATAGGAGTAACAATTCCATTAGAAACTATGGTGGATGTTGTTCTGATCTCTGCAATATCTCCTAGTGCTGTAGAACCAATACCAGAAATACCTTCTTTTAGACCATATGCAGTGAAAGTGATATCAAAGTTATTATATTGATACTTTTCAGGATAGAAAAGTAATCTACCATTATTATTAAGAACATCAAAGTCAAAATAACCCATGTCCTCAACTGTTTCAACTCTTGCATACTGGTTAAGATATCCGAATACATCATCATGTAGGACAGAAACAAAAATATTTTCCTTTGTCTCAGTAAATCTTCTATCACGTACAAAGAGTAAATATTTTCTTGAACGGAAACTTGTTAGAGGAAACTCATCAATAACAGAATATCTTGTTGGTCTTGGACGATCATTAAACTGACCACTAATGTCATCGATCATTAAGACTCTATTTCCTATTGATTCAAAATAATCTTGAATATCTCTCGACTTCAAGATAATCTCATCAGAGTAGACAGTACCATCAATAATAATATTATTTTCTGTTGCAAGGTCAAAATCATTAACACAGTTAAGATCAATCTCTTGATCAATATTTGCAATACCTAGGAAATCTCCATCATTTTGATCCGTTGTAATACCAGTATTTCCATCTCGATCTATTGCTCCAGCAGAAATAACTTGCAGATCACTAAACTTTTTAAATCCAGCGGTATGATCAAGAGAACTTACAGGGTTGTCCCAAGTGTTGATTTCTATTGGAGACTTAAGAGAATATGAGAAGTACTGATAATAATCATTATCATGTAGTCTTTGTATGCTATCATTTAAGAATCCAGTGTTTCTATTGAAACCGTTGACAACTGTTGCACCA